TATATTAACAGAAATTTCTGAACAAGAATCAGAAAGATTATTATCTAAAATACGAAATAAAGAATTTCAATTTTTTAATTCTGGAGATAATGGAAAAGTTTATAGTATAAATGGTGAAGATTTATTAATGAAAATAACATCAGAACCAGATGAAATTGCAGTAGCAGATGTTATAGTAGGACGATATAATGAATATAATGCATTTATACCTGTTATTTATTCTGATAATAAAACTATGTATATAATGAAACGAGCAAGTAAATTATCATCTGATATGTTACATGAAATAACACAATTTTATGAAAAATATAAAGAATATGCAAGAAGTCAAGGAGTTGAAACTAGTATATTTGATTATTTTAATAATAATGGTGGCAGATATGTTGACCAAAAATTAGGTAATTTTATAAGAGCATTAGAACAACAAGTACAAACTACTGGAATAGGTGATTTAGATTTATCATTAGATTTTAAACCAGACAACATAATGAGCTGGAATGGTAATATTGTAATGATCGATTGGTAAAAAAAGGAAACAGTTATGAAAAATCATTGGCATTCAAATAATAAACAACGCCAAGCAGCGTATAAATATGGATATAGATCTGGCTTAGAATTAAAAGTTGCAGATCAAATTAAAGAAGCAAAATATCCTGTTAATTATGAAACAGAAACATTAAAATATATAGTTCCACAAAAGAATTCAAAATATACACCTGATTTTATTTTTACAAAAAAAGATGGTAAAACAATGTATATTGAAACTAAGGGTAGATGGACAAGTACAGATAGACAAAAAATGAAAAATATATTAGCTTCGAATCCTGATATAGATTTAAGGATAATATTTCAGAATCCAAATCAAAAAATATCAAAAGGATCAAAAACAACATATGAAGCATATGCTTTGAAACTAGGTATTAAACATGTTGCAAAAAAAGATATGCCGGCAGAATGGTTAGAAGAGTGTTGTAAAGTAGATGAAACGCCAAATGTAGTTAAATTTTTTGGTTAATGGTTTGATCTTTGCAAAATTTTTATTATTTTTTTTATGTATTTAATATAAAGATGAAATCTTTTAATATAATGTAATTATTTAAATGATGAATCGTTAGACCGATAAATGTAATTGATTGTGTCTGACATATAATATAAAGTTCCAGTTCCTTTGAATTCTGTTAAAAATTCCTTATAATATTATTATATGAAGAATCTAAAATTACTTCAATTATTAGAATCTGTATTAGGTAAAAGTAAATCTACTTCAGGTAATAATGTTGCATTTTTTTCGCCGTTTACATCCCACTATAAACCTAAATTAGAAATTGATATCAATACTGATAATAACGGCCAAAATCCATGGCACTGTTGGATATCTGATAAAAAAGGTAGATCTGTATATACGTTATTTAAACAATTAAAATTATCTCAAGATAAGTTTGATAAATTAGGTAAAATAATTGAACGATCAAAATATAGAAATAATTCTGACAATATAAATCAAATAGAAGAAGTAATACAATTACCAGAAGATTACAAACCATTATGGATAAAAAGAAATACTCCAGATTATAAAAATGCAATATATTATTTAAAAAAACGTGGTATATCAATATTTGATATAATTAGATATAGAATAGGATATGCTGAATCAGGTCAATATAGCGGCAAAATTATTATTCCTAGTTATGATGCAACAGGTCAATTGAATTATTTTGTATCTAGAGCATTTTATGAAAATGATCCGTATAAACATAAGAATCCAAAAATATCAAAAGATATAATAGGATTTGAAATGTTAATTAACTGGAATGAACCTATTATATTATGCGAAGGAGCATTTGATGCAATTACAATTAAAAGAAATGCAATACCGTTATTTGGTAAACAAATTAATCCGAAGCTTAGGATAAAAATTATTGAAGAAGGCATAAAACAAATTTATATATGTTTAGATCAAGATGCAATACAAAATGCAAAACAAATATCAAAAATGTTTATGGATGAAGGTATTGAAGTACATTTAGTTAAATTAGATAAAGAAGATCCTAATGAGTTAGGATATAAAAATATTACAGACAAAATTCAAGACACATATAAGTTTTCATTTGAAGAAATGATGACATTAGAAATAAACTCATTATGGAAATAAAAAAATTAAACACAAATATAACAAGTATTGATAAAATATTTCATATATCAGATATACATATTCGCACATTAAAGCGACATAAAGAATATCAAGAAGTATTTGACAATTTATTTTTACACATTGCTCAACACTCAACTAATCAAAGTATTTGCGTATTAACTGGAGATATTGTACATTCAAAATTAGATATGTCTCCGGAGTTAATTAATATGTTAACAAAATTTTTTAATGGATTTCACATACCTACGATCGTAATATTAGGAAATCATGATATGAATTTAAATAATTTATATCGATTAGATGCAATATCACCAATATTGGATGTTATTAATAATAAGAATATACATTTTATTAAAGATAATGGATTATTTAGTTTTGCAAATGTAGTATTTAATCATATGGCAGTAGACGTTGCTCCAAAAGACTATATTAATGCAAAAGACTTTGATGCTCATTATAAAATAGCTTTACATCATGGAGCTGTACATAATGCTAAAACTGACATAGGATTTCAAATTTCAAATGATCATGTTACTACTGAATTATTTAATGGACATGATTTAACATTATTAGGCGATATACATAAGCCTGCACAATTCTTAAACAGTGAAAAAACGATTGGATATCCTGGATCATTAATACAACAAAACCACGGAGAAGCACTTGATCATGGCATATTAGTATGGGATCTCCCAGATCGTACATCAGAATTTATAGAAATACAAAATGATTATGGATATGTTACTTTTGAAGTAGAAAATGCAAAAATTAAGAAATCTCCACATCGAGTACCTGCAAAACCTAGAGTCAGAATTAAATTTACTGATACAGATGCATCTGACATTAAAAAATTAATAGCAACTATACGTAAAAAATATAAAGTTCAAGACGTATCAATACAACGTACTGCAAATCATATTGAAAGTAATAAAAATGGATCTATTGCAATAGGTAATGTTCGTGATGTAGAACATCAAAATAACTTAATAACAAATTTTATAAACGAAAATCATCCAGATGCAAATAAAAAAGAATTAGATGCAATTAGACATATTAACAGAACTATAAATTCTAAACTACCTGTTTTAGAATCAGTTAGAAATGTAACATGGTATCCAGTTTCTTTTGAGTTTGATAATATGTTTTCATATGGAGAAAAAAATAAAGTAGATTTTTCTAAATTATCTGATGTTATAGGATTATTTGCTGCAAATGCATCTGGTAAATCATCTTTATTAGATGCTATAATATATACGATATTTGATAAATGTAGTAAAACAAGTAAATCAAAGGAAGTTTTAAATAATAAAAAATCTACATTTAAAGGTATCTTTAAATTTAAGTTGAATGATAAATTATATACGATTGAAAGAGAAGGAGTAACATTAAAACACGGACATGTTAAAGTTAATGTTAACTTTTATAACGAAGATGCAAATCTAAATGGTGAAGAACGAAGTGACACAAATAAAAGTATAAGACGATATTTAGGAACATATGATGATTTTATTTTAACTGCATTTTCATTACAAGCTGATAATAATAATTTTATAGAAAAATCACAAAGAGAAAGAAAAGATTTATTATCACAATTTTTAGACACTACCGTATTTGAACAATTATATCATTTAGCATCAGAAGAAATAAAAGAAACAGCTGGAAAATTAAAAGCATATAAAAAAATAGACTTTGGTTCTATTATAAAAGAGTCTGATGATATTATTATTGAAAATCAAGATACTATAATTGAATTAGAAAAAAATGATAATGATTTACAAAATTCTAGAAATAATGTACAAAATCAAATTGTTGAATTAATTGAATCAAAACAACCAATGTCATATGATGGACCAGATATTTCTGATTTAGAAAAAACAGAGAATCAATTAATTGATAATATAGAAAATATAGAAATATCTATAGAAGAATTAGAAGAAAAAATTGATTTGTTAAATGATGAATCAATTGAATCAATATCTATCGACCAATTAAATTTACAAAAAAATAAAAAAGAAATATTAAATAAAGATATAAAAATTGTAACAAAAGATCTTACACAATTAGAACAATTAATTAAAATACAGCAACAAAAAATAGATCATTTATTAACACATGAATATGATCATACTTGTAAATATTGTATTTCTAATATCTTTGTTAAAGAAGCAGAAGAAGCAAAAATAGAATTACCAAAAAATAAAAAATTAGCAGATATTGCATTTACAAAGCAATTTGACTTACAAACAAATCGTGATATAATTCAAGATACAATTTTAAAATATCAAGAACAAATAGACTTATCTAATAAATTAGAAAAATTTGAATTACAATTACAAGTACTAGAAAGTGATTTACAAACAAAAGAATCTGAATTAGAAACAACTAATGAGCGTCAAGAATTATTTAAAAAGAATGAAACTGCTATTATTCATAATAAATCTATAGATGAAAAAATTAAAACAAAAAAGAATTTAATAACTAATATTGTAAATACTTTAAAAACTATTACTGATAAAGTTAAATCAAATCATGGTGAAATAGAAGTTGCAAAAACTAAAAAGAAAACAGCATTAGAACAATTAGAAACATATAAACAATTAGAAACTGAATATAAAGCATATGAATACTATTTACAATCTGTAAAAAGAGACGGTGTGCCATATGAGTTAATTAAAAAAGCTTTACCTAAAATAGAAACAGAAATAAATAATGTATTAGATCAAGTTGTAGATTTTAACATGGTATTAAATACAGATGGTAAAAATATTAATGGATATATTATATACGATGAAGATAATTTCTGGCCATTAGAATTAACTTCTGGTATGGAAAGATTTATGAGTTCATTAGCAATCAGAGTAGCATTAATAAACGTTTCAGCATTACCTAGACCTAATTTTATTGCTATAGACGAAGGTTGGGGTAGTTTAGATAGAGAACATATATCGTCAGTAACAAATTTATTTGAATATTTTAGATCAAAATTTGATTTTTCAATTATTATATCTCACGTAGAATCTATGCGTGATATGGTAGACAATTTAATAGAAGTAAATAAAATAGAAAATTT